GCGTCGTTTCCGAAACATAGTGAGAAGGTTGCAAAACCTTCTTGGCTTAAAATCGGCGGCGGAAAACCCCCTTCCGGCAACTCTGTCTGATGCTACATCAGAGGAGAAGGCGGTCGAGGGCGCGCCACGCGATCTTGTAGATGAAGGACTTCCTCAGAAGCCTTGTCTACGTTCGGGTGGCACCAGCAAGGGAGCAGGGCGGCGTGCAAGACGTGCGATGGCTAACCTATATGTCCTTAGGGACGTATGGGCAGCCGCCGTGGCGTCAGCTGCTAGCCGGCCTGTTACCCTCCGCGGGAAGTCGAGAGCCTCGGACCATCAAAGATGGTTCGAGGACGGTTGGGACTGGATCAAGCGGTTCTCAGTCGGCAATGGCGTGTACGCATGCGCGCGGGAGATGAAGAATTTCTCCTCAATGTGTCGCACCAAGTTCCTTCTAGAAGGAACAAAGGTTGCACACCCGCTGCTACGCCGATGTCCGCCGGTCCTTCGCTCAAAACTCGACACCTGGGGCTCGCTTTCTTCCATAGGAAGGGCGCTGCCGCATGGTGCGGAACGGGAAGTCAAGGAGGCCCTACGAAATCACAAGCAGTGTATGCGTGACGAGTTCAAGGTCTCCGCAGATGACTTACGTTCCTTAGAGGATTACGCGAAGGACTGGGCTGAGAGATACCTCCCCAAGACCGTGAAGTGGTCAGACGTGGCTGGTCGGATTAACTCCGACTCCGCGACTTTCTCCACCTATAGGTCTTCCGGAGGTCTTAACGCCGAACTGCTTGATCTCCTCGGGGGCCAATTGCCCGAAGAACACCTGGAAAAGCCGCCGCACGTTTCTGAGAACGTGTGGTACGGTATACTAGGTGAACTCGCGCATATGGTCGCAGCCTCAGATAATGTGTCTGAGGATGCACCCCCCCGCGGGCGTGTCACGGTCGTGCAGGAGCGAGGGCTCAAGGTACGAGTTGTGTCGGCAATGGAGCCGCCATCTCTCGTCCTAGGCCAGTACGCTCGCCGGCGACTTGAGTATGGACTCAAGCGCTGGCACATGACTAGGGACACGGTTGCGGGGAGGTCCGAGGCCGCAGTGGTCAGAATGGTCGGGGCTACCGGTAAGGTAGTCTCTTCCGATCTGACGACAGCTTCTGACAAGATCCCCCTCTCCGTCGCTAAAGCGATCACGAGGGGTCTTGGCAGATCTGGCCGGTTTCTAGAGCTTGAAATCCTAGGATTAGAGCTCTGCACTGACTCCCAACACCTGGCGTGGCCTGATGGCACAGAGGCAGTGACTAGGCGGGGGATCCTTATGGGATTACCTACCACCTGGTCACTCTTGTGCATCTACCACGGATGGTGTTGGGAGGGTGCTCGCTTGAAACAGAGATGTTTCAGCGATGAAGCCGGGCAGCGCCTAAGGTCCTCCGCCGTTATATGCGGCGATGACCTCCTGGGCGTAGCTGTCCCGAGTGCGATAGCTGCGTACGAGTCACGTTTAGAACGGACTGGTGCGGAGATATCGCGCTCGAAGCACTGCGTGAGTCCCAACCGCGGAGTCTTCCTTGAGGAGCTGTGGACATTCTTCGGACGAAGGGTAAACGTAACGGACTTTCCGCTACCCGTTTACCGCCTTCGGTCGAGGAAGGGAAAGGGGAGGACCAGGAGGCGCGTAGATATGCGCGCGTACCTGCTCTTTGACAGGGTCTTCCGCCACGACATTCTCCCGTTAAGGGGGCTTGTCGAGGGTCTTGCGCCGGGTCAGCACTCTGACGAGTTGCCGATCTGGTACAAGATGGGGAACGCTAACACCGCTTATGCGGAGTCTGGCTATTCTCCTCGGAAAGTCCATGCCATCACCCGCACTCTCTATCCGGCCCTTGCGGGCCAATTTGCGAGTGCGGGAATCCCCCCGTATCTTCCTCGAGCTTTGGGAGGGGCAGGTCTAGTAAGACCCGGCCGCTCTCTCCGCTCGTCGAATGTCCACCGTCGTTCGCTAGCCTGCTTGCTCTGGGGTCAGAAGTTTGGCAAACCAGAATTCTCCTACGAGAGGATCTGGTCGCTTTACTCGTTTGATGACCTGTCTCGGTTTGCCGAGGAGGACATTGACCATTGCATAGCAGACTACCGACTCCTTCCCTACGGGTCCGACCCACCCAAGGGGCTCGTCAATCTTGGTAGATTAGACGATGTCCGCTTGCGTGGAGTGGCCTGGTCCGCCGCCGCTATGGGGGTGGACGCACGTGCGATCCGACCGAGATTCTTCGATCTCGTGAGGGCGCACGGTAGGGTGAAGGAGGCTCTTCTCAAGTCTTGGCTTTCGGCCAAGCCTGTGAGAAAGAGCGTCGACGCGTGTATGTGCATTTGGAGGGACAAGAAAGACGTTGAAGTCTTCGCCCCCCTCGGCGCATACACGGGCCCCGGGATGGCTCCGTCTGAAGACGTGCTCAATGAGCACGCCTTCCTCGCCTTCCCGCGGTTGCTGG